CAATTTGTACAAGCTAGAAAGAAACTAGGTATCAGTCAGTTAGAAATGGACGAGATACTCGGAGTTGCAAAAGGTCTTGTATCAAAATGGGAAGTTGGTATAAGAAAGCCTAGTGGATTCTTGTTCTGTTGTTGGGCTGATTCACTCAAAATGCAATTAAAACTAGTTGCTAAAAATGGAGGTGCAAACCATGTTAAACCCAGACGTTAAACTTAATGAGATAACGAATGATCCTATTGCTAATAAAGTAATAGACATAATTTGCAAAAGACATGTGTTAGGTATGGAAAAATTCGGTAAGACAATGGAAGCGAATGATAAACCATTTGATCATTGGATTGATAGTACGATTGAAGAACTCATAGATGCTATTCATTATCTAGTTAAAGCTAGAACCGTAGTTGACAAATTCAAATCTAAAAACGAAAGCTTAGAAAAAATGTTTAAAGAATTTAGAGAAGAAGCATTTAAAGTTGCAACGAAACAAACATTACCACCAGGTACACAACCAGGTTGTGCTGATTGGATAGATCCAACAGAAGAAGATTTAAAAGAAGAAACTGTTCAAGAAAATATTAATGAAGAAAAAGTAAGTAGTAAAAATTGGTATGCAAATCAAGGAGTTAAACCACCACCAAAAGGCGATAAAGAAAATGGAAATAAAGAGAAGGATAAGACCTGACTACTCAGCATACCATGTTCGAAAACAATTTTGGTTAATGAAACTGTTAAAGTTTTATCGAAGCATAGAGTTCGATGATGAAGTATATCTAGCCTTTGCAAAAAGAATCTTTGAAAAAAAGATAGATCAAAAACAATTAGAACAAATAAATAAACTAATGGTAGAAGATGAAAAAAGAAAGAAAGCAAAATTCGAAAAGAGAAGAAAATATACGCTTCAAAAAATGGGCGGAAGAATATTTAGATAAGAAAATGAATGAACTTAAAGAAAAAGATTTAAAGAAATCCAAACACTATTTGAAAATAGGAGGAACGATATGAACAAAGTATTGCTAGTGATTGCACTACTATTTGTTTTGAATGCTTGTTCGATAGGTAAGAAGTGTACCTATACTCAAGATGGGACTAAGGTTTCATCATGGGTATGGTTCTATGCAGATAAACCTATTGATCTAGACAAAATGAATTGTAATTAGAAAGGAATAAAATGAAAGCAGAGTTTGACCGAAGTAAAGGAGTCGGTGGCAGTGATGCTACACGATTATACGAAGGGGACTGGTATCAGTTGTGGAGTGAAAAGACAGGTGAAACACAACCCGCAGATTTATCAAAGGTATTACCAGTACAAATGGGAAGGCATACAGAATCATTTAACATCCATTGGTACGAACAAGAAACAGGTAACGTAGTTAAAGATCAACAAAAGTATTTTCAAATGGATAAGTACCCTCATATCTATGCTCATATAGATGGTGTTGCATGGGCTGGAAAATATAAGGAAGGATTATTAGAATGCAAACATACAAATGCTTTTAATAATTCAGGGAAAGTAGTTAATAAATACGCTGCACAAATTCAACATTATTTAATGGTAACAAAAGAGAAGAAAGCATTTCTATCTGTCATATATGGCAACATGAAGTATGACATTACTGAAGTGGAAGCTAATGAAGAATTTCAAAATAAGTTATTAGCTGCTGAAGTTCTGTTTTGGTACTATGTAGAAAATAAGAAAGCTCCACCTGACTTGGTTAGTTGGAGTACATTTAAAGATCTAGGTAAAAGGATAACTCAAAATGGATCAAACAAAAAGCTCATATCCCTTCTCTCCAGGGTACAGTAAGACTGCTGATACTTCGGTAGAAGCGGCAGAGTTAATTGCTGCTGGAGCTAAAACAATTCGCATTAAAGTATTCAATGTTATTAAAAACAAAAGAAGCTTTGGTGCTACTGCAGATGAGGTAGCTGAATTGTTAAATCTTAGTAGCTTTACAGTTAGACCAAGAGTGACGGAACTATATAAGTTAGGTGACATTGAACGACAAGATAAAAGAAAGAATGTTAGTACAAGAAATGCTTATGTTTATATAGTAAGTAAAAAATATAATACTGAAAGGAGTAATATATGATTGAAGATGTAAAAAATACAGATCTATGGGATAAATTTAAACATACTAATCCCCTGTATACTAAACCATTTCCAAAGTTTGGTAAGACTCTAACAACAATTGATCCTATGTATCAGATCATGACAATGACCAGGGTATTCGGACCAGTTGGTAAAGGTTGGAGTTACGATTCTAAATTTATCTATACAGATGCAAATGTATTCGCTGAAGTTAAGATAGTATATATGATCGATGAGATATGGCACAAATATGGACCAGTGTCTTCGGTATGTGCTTTGTATAGGAAAGATGGAAAACTAGATGACGAAGCTCCAAAGAAAGCTTTGACTGATGCGATGACAAAAGCGTTCAGTCATTTAGGAGTAAGTGCTGATGTATTTCTCGGCATGTTTGACAATGTAAAATACGTTCAAACTATGAAAGAGAAATTCAATAGTAATTCAGATGGTATAAAAAGTAAGATAGTTAAAATAACAAAGGAGAAAGAATGATAAACAAAGTCATTTTATTAGGTAGACTAGGTGCTGATCCTGAGATCGGAACAACCAGTCTAAACGCAAAGTTCGCCAAGTTATCTTTAGCGACTAACAGGTCGTGGAAAGAAAAAGATGGTGAAAAGAAAACTGTAACTACCTGGAATAAGATTAAAGTATTTGATCCTAATCTTGCAACAACTTTAGAAAAGTATGCAAGTAAAGGCACGATGCTTTATGTCGAAGGAGAACTGGATAACAGATCTTATAAGGACAACAATGATGTCCAAAGATTTGTTACTGAAGTTCTTGTTCCAAGGGTACGAGGACAAATTAGATTAGTAAGCGATACTAAAAAGCCTGTTGATGAAAAAGATAAAGATGCAGATGCAGATAGCTTTGACAATCAATTCTAGAATTTGATGGTAATGTATGTTCCATTAGATAGGTTTAATATCTCACCTTAAGTAGATAGAAATGTAATTAGATTTGTCTGTTGTAGGCGAATCTTTTACAACTTCGAGAGAAGGCGAACAGATAGATTTGTTAGACGAATATCTCCCTTACTATCACTCATTGGCTTAATGAGGTTCGCCTTCTTTAAAAGTGCGTTCCCTATACCATATAAGTTAGTACATATATCGCATGTACTATGATCTTAAAAAAATAATGAAAGAAAGAGGTTTGGATTTAGAGAAATGTCTTTCGTCAACTGATAGTTTGATGCAAGAGATAGTGCATGATATATTTTCAGGAACGAACATAGATCAATTACAAGTAGCTCTTATTTCTTCTGTGATTAATGTTGCTGACCTATATAAGTGTAAAGATTTTTCTATTCTATTAATGAAATCTGCTTTAGCTCAACTTGAATCTGAAGTTTTCATTGAATCAGGTGGTAAGCTCCATTAAAGCTTACTGATGCACGTTCAAATTGATAGGTACATAGACAAGGGATAGTCCTTAAATCGTAGTATACGAGGCTCTTATGGGCTTTTATGGGCTAGATATTCATCAAAGCAAGACTTTTCTATGGAATGACAGAAGTTTTTATGTTCAGCATTAATGATCCAACCCCCCTCATTTGATAGGTGTTCTTTACTGCAGATTTTACATTTACCGCAGGTATAAATTGTACGTTTCTTTCTTATCATTATGTTATCAACATAAAAAGACTTAATAAAACTATTAATCCAAGAGAAGTAAATATTATAATAAATATTCTATCCATTAGGTTTACTGTGCATTAAGGATGAACAGATAATAATCTAATATGTGCCTTTAGATCTCGAATTTCTTTTTTATATTCTTGAATAGTACTTTCGAAACCCTGAATTTGATGAGCTAACTTTTTATTATCACTTTCTAAACTATCTATAAGTGTAGTTAAATCAGATCTACTACTTTCAATAGATGGTTTAGATTTAATCGTCATCTTCTTTCGGTCTGACTACTCCAAATATGATGGTATAATTCATCTTGGTACTTGATTCAAAACCATCATCTTTAGCAAAAGGTTTAGTAGTAATACCTATCTTATGTCTGACATTCTTAAAATTGCAACCACTCAGAAAGAGTAGTATTAAAAGTATAGCTAAATATTTCATCTCTTTTTTCTGCCATGCCACCTTCGTTTCTTTAAAAAATAAATGTAATGCTTATTCATCTTGTTGTTTCTTCTTCTTATTCTTCTTATTCTTTTTGTTATTTTTCTTTATTTGTTTATCAATATTCTTTTTATTATTTCTTTTCTTTATCTGTTTAAGTTTTTGTTTAACAAAAGCAGAGTTCTTTTTAATTTGTTTTGATAGAATTACTTGTCCTTGTTGAAGTTTAAAAACTTGTTCTTTCATTCCCCAAGTTTCGTGCAAATTCCAGCCAACCAATGCAATCAAGGCAGCCAAAGCCATACCAATTATTTTATCTTTCAGATCCATTTTTCTCCTTGTTTACTTCATTTTCATATGTTGTTTGTTTTGTTTCTTTTTGTTCGTTGATCTGGCAGCACTCCCCTGATTCTTCTTTTTCTTCTGTGTGTGTCTTACAACACTTTGTTTTATCTATTGGCATGATTCACACTCATCATTATTTGTTAAGGTTCCTGGTTGGCACGTACATTGTGGGCATACACAAAGTCCATCCTCATCAGAATGTTCTTCTACATTACAATGACAATCACAGAAACAATTTTTACATTTATTTACCATAAAAACCCCTAAAGAACCAGTCGGAAAATTTCT